CGTTCGACACAAACTACAGCTCGTAAACAACGAGGTGTATATCAAAGACAGAATTGGTTAAAGATACCTGAAGAGGTTGAAAACCGTTTCCGTGAAAAAGGACTTGTTCTTAGATGGATACGTGTTTCTCTGAAGGGACAATATGATGATCAAAATGTTCAAACGAAACAGTATGAAGGTTGGGATTTTGTTAAACCTGAAGATGTTCCGGAAATGAGCGCTGGTTTCCAAAACCAAGCTGCTGGTAGTCTAGGTAATTTAGTTATACGTGGTGATGTAGCTTTAGCTGCTAATACTATTGAAAGTAACGATGGTTACAAACAACACGTGAATGAGTTTACCCAGTCACAAACTGATGCTATCAACAGACAGCTCATGAGCAAAAACGATCCTCGTATGCCAATCTCAAATAACAGTCGATCAAAAGTTACCACTGGAAGACCAACACACTTTGATAAATAAAAGTGTTTGGTTATTATAAACAACACTAACTTTTGAAGGAGGTTAAGATGGCAACATCTAAAAATCTGAATGGACTTCAGCCTTCGAGAATGCGTGGTGGTGGATACAATACGAGTGGTATGAATGAGTACGACATTACTAACGGTAATGACGAAAACATTTTCCAAGGCGATTTAGTAAAAATTGTTAACGGTACTATTCATAAAGTATCAGCTACTGGCAATCTACAAGCTGGAGTTTTTATGGGTGTTAACTGGGTAGATCCTGTTACTAAGCAACCTACGTTTAGTAACTATTTTCCAGCAGACACTTCATCATCAACTGGTAATCCAAAAGCTTTAGTTCTTGATGACCCTAATGCTACATATATAGTACAAGCAGATGCGACTGTCGCAGACACTCAAATCGGTTTGAACTTTGATGTGACTTTAGGTTCTGGTTCAACTATCACAGGTATCTCTGGTTTCGGCATGAAAGGCGGAGCTGGTGACGAGGCTGCAAAAGCATTAAGAGTGCTTAGAAGGTCTACACTACCTGGTGAAACTGCAACCGATCAATTTCCAAAGTTTGAGGTTAAACTTAACTTACATAGAGATGACTACGGTAAAGGGTCAGTCGTTTCTATAACTGACTTATAGGAGGGAAATATTATGGCTATAAATAGAGGTAATATCGCAAAACAGCTCCTTCCTGGATTGAACGCAGTCTTTGGATTGGAGTATGGTTCAATAGAGGACGAACACGTTCCTTTATTTGAAGTAGAAAACTCGGACAGAGCTTTTGAAGAAGAAGTTCTATTCACTGGATTCGGTGAGGCACCAACTAAATCAGAAGGTGCAGCTGTACAGTTTGATTCTGCAACAGAGTCATTCACCAGCCGTTATTCACATGAGACAGTAGCTCTTGCTTTCGCAGTAACTGAGGAAGCTATGGAGGACAACTTGTATGACACATTTGCTAAAATTCGTGCAAGAGGTCTGGCTAGAGCTATGTCAACTACTAAGCAGACTAAAGCTGCTAATGTGTTTAACAATGGTTTCAGCACATCGTTCCCGGGTGGAGATGGACAACCACTCTTCTCAAACTCTCACCCTGTAGTGGGTGGTACTCAAGACAACTTACTAGCAGCTTCAGATCTTTCTGAAACAACACTAGAAACTGCCTTGATTGCTATTCAAAATACTAAGGATGATAGAAATATCTTAATTGGATCACGTGCAAGATCATTGCACATTCCACCTGACTTACAATTTACTGCTGAGAAAATCTTAGCTAGTACATTGTCAACTACACCTATTCACTTTGGTTTCGCAGCTAACGGCACTGGACCAACTAACAAAGATGGTGTAACTAATGTCAATGATATTAATGCCATCCGTTCAATGAGTATGCTACCTGGTGGATATTTTGTGAACCA